GCAGCCAACGCGGTGCCGTAGCCACCAGCTCCGGTCAGCGATTCACGGAGCGTCCATCCTGCTGGCGTGGTGACCGTCCCACCATTGGCCGTTGATGGCTTCTGCCCAATAATGAGCAGAAGCACATCGTTAGCCGCAATGCCGACTGGATACAGCGGTGCGACTGACGTTCCACCACCGCCAGATGCACTATACGCCGCACCGTTGTCGGTCGGTGTTCCGAGCGCCATGACCGCTCCCCGCTACGGCGTAAGTCTACCGAATCACGCGGCGTGCGTGATCGTTGCGCTGTTGATTGTGACCGTCTGACCCGTGTTGATCGAGGTGTTGTCCAGAATAATGTCAGTCGCCGACGTGCCTACCGTGAGGCCGGTGATGATGTCGGTGCTGTTGCTATCCCGAATACGTGCCGCCGCCGCCGTGCCTGACGCATTCGCGGACACGTCGGAGCGCGGGAACCCGGACAATGTCAACACGCCGTTCGTCACCGTGCCTGAAGGGTCCCCCAGTGTGATTTCGGCCAGCACCGTGGCCATGCCCGTGGTGCCGATCTGCAAGATGCCCGCCCCGGCTCCCGCGTCGATCTGATCGCGGACCGCCGTCATGCGAGCGGACTTTACGGCGGTAGTGTAAACAACAGCCATAGTGCCTCCGAGTTAGTTGCCGCTGGTGAGAGTAAATGCGGTGACAGTGACCTGCTGGCCTACAGCAATGCTGGTGTTATCCAACTGCATATCGCCACCGCCACCGGTAGTGGTGACCGTGCCCTCCAAGACCCGCGTTCCGCCGACATTCAGCAACCGGAAATATCCGGCAATGCCCGTCGCATCTGCTGACAAATCCTGCCACGTCCCGGCCTTGGTCTTTTGTCCACCGCTTGCCGGGTTGAACGCATCGGCTGGCAACGTCATCGCGACAAGGATAGTCCCAGTCGCGGTCGCTCCAGCACCCGGCGGACTGCCTGTTCGGATCTCCAAGCTGCCGTTATTAAACACCGTGTCGATGCCGTCCAGCAGATCGTTTTTGAGGTTGATGTTCAGAGTAACGGCCATGCGATCCTCTTAGCTCAGGGTCAAGACGCGGGCGGCACCGGCCACGCGGGAGGGTTGAACGGGTCGGTCACGGTGCCCATATAGTCGCGGAGTTGCTGCCGATAAGTGCGCCACTCCTCGACCTTTTCCGGCGTCAGCGGCACGTCAGGGAGCTGTGTCCAGTCGGACATAGTAAGGAGCATATTGCGCTGCCCGCGTAGCCCACCCCACGCCATCTGCCGCGCCTGCTCCATCTGCTCAGGCGTGAAAGGCGTGATGGTCCAGCTATTGGTCCATGCATCCTTGGCCGCGTCAAAAATGATCGGCCCTTCGTTGACGTTCTCAAACTGTGCCGGGACTGGCCGGTTCACATATTTGAAAACGTAGTAGCCGAAATCGACTAGAAACGAGTTGTCCGGCAGATCGGGAAACGAAGTCTGCGGATTGATGAGGCGGAAGTTGCTGTACGTAAGCGGAAAGCCTTCCGGCTGACCGTCCACGATCTTGATGACCAACAGGTCCGAGTCAGATAAGACCATCATACGTTCGCCGCGTTGTTAGGGAATGACCGACCTGCGCCCCAAATAATGCGAACTGCACCATTCATACCATAAGACAATCCAGAGTATGGAACATAGTCCGAAATATTGTTGTCCCAGTACCACCCAGCAGCCGCTCCACCAGCGCCACCGCCCGGAAACCCGCCTTGGCTTGTGCCATCACCCCTCCCACCGTTACCGCCGCCACTTCCACCACCTCCACCACCGCCACCATTAGCATCTTGGTCAGCACCACCACCACCGCCGGTTCCTGAAGTACCAACGCCATAAATGCCGCAGCCGCCGCCTCCACCGCCTGTCCATACACCGGTAAGCATACTGTTTTGAGTTGTACCGACGGCACGTCCACCCCCGCCACCGCCACCACCGGCCCCGCCACTCCCCGCAGTCCCACTTAATCCCAGTGATGTATAGTTTTGATTACCGGCAGTCCCAAATGTTGAGAATGCTGCTAATCCGCCATTACCCCCATCGCCGCTATACCCACCGGCACCGCCGCCTCCACCGCCTCCATAATAAGACCCGCCCGGTTGTGTTGTGCCGAACCCATTAAAAGCTCCGGCCCCTCCGTTCCCACCGGTACCGACAATAACAACGCCTCCTAAACCGGGAGATCCGCCCGCGCCTGCTCCACCACCACCAGCAGAGACAACATTCGTCGCAAAGGTTGATGACCCGCCGGGATTGTTAGAAGCCCCATTGCCACCTTCACCAACAACCACTTGATATGAGGCTCCGGGTGTTACGGCGATGTTGTTGACATAGGCTAGTGCGCCACCACCGCCACCTGAACTTGTTGTTTGCACGGCCCGAGAACTCCCGCCAGCACCGACACAAACAACGCATATGCTGGTGACACCAACAGGGACCACAAACGAATAGGTGTTCGGTGTCGTATACTCCTGTTGCCCCGGTGGAGCGGCTTTAACACTGCCGCCCATTCGTAGTCGATCTGCAAGCATCGGTCAGGTGGTGACAAAGTTTTGCGCGGCAGCCATGGCGTACCATGTGGTGCCCGCGTTGTTGGTGTAAAACACGAACATATCACTGCGCCCGTTAGTGGTTGTAATTGTAGGCGCGGTGCCTCCGGGCCACTTGACCGCTGCGGGCCATGTGATGGTATAGCTTGTCCCGTTGGCATCAAAAATCAACGTAAAGCTATGCGCGGACCCGGAGGCAATCGGATTGGTAATTGACAGCGTAGTGATGTTGGCATTGCGCGTGACGCGGAAAATATTGCTGTTCTGCAAATCAAGCGTCAGCGTTCCTGCGCTGATAGATGCCGTCGCGTATGTTTCGCTGTAATCAATCAGTTGTGCGCGGATAACTTGGCTATCTTGAAAATTTGTTGCACGTATAAAATTTGTATTTGATCCTTGCTGCTGAAGTGTCTTGAAAGAAAAATCAGCGTTTGGCGCTAACAGAGAACCGGCCACATATACGTTGTTTGGTCGGCCTGTTGATGGGCCACCAATGTTGTATGTCGCGTCTACGTTAAACTGAATTGAATTGTTCATTGTTAACTGCCCGTTGGCAAAAATCGCCCCGGGTGTAGTTAACAAATTTGTGCTTGGGTTAAAATACAAGCCTGTGTCAACGCCGACTGTTGCATTTGTCCCAATACCGGGGACAAGGACGAGATAATAGTTTGCCGCAGTAGTAGACTGATCGGTTACGGTCACGCTGCTGCTTGCCGCCGCCCACGATGTGGTCCCGCTGCCGTTCGTGGTCAGCACCTGCCCGTTCGTGCCGCCGCTGGTTGGCAGCGTCAGCGACCATGTGCCAGCCGCCGCTGCGCCTTGCACCGTCACGGTGCCGCTGCTGGTGCCATCCACCAGCAGGCCCTTGACCGCCGCCTGTCCGCTGGCGTTGCGGGCCACGACCTTGCTGGCCGTTGAGGCTTCGGTGGCATCAACCGCAAACGTGCGAGCCGCTGCGCCGGTAAAGGTCCCGCCGCTCGTCAAATAGGTGCCCGCGGTCAGCGCATTGGCGACCTGCGTAGCGGTTGTCGCGGTCGAGGCGTTGCCGGTCAGCGCGGCGGTGATCGTCCCTGCGCTAAAGTTGCCCGAGCCATCCCGCAGGACCGCCGTGTTGACCGTGTTGCTGCTGGTCTCAACATACAACGGGCTGACCACGTTGACCGCGATCACCCCGTTAGAGGCATTGACGCGAACCACCCAGCCAAGCACCTGATACAGCCCGCTCGACGGCTTGGTGGCGGTATAGCCGCCCGCGCCGTTATTGTAGAGGGTATCGCCGACTGTAAAGCCGTTGGTGTTGACGTTAAACAGCTCACCAATCACCACGGCGGTCCCGAAGTTGCCTGTGTTGAGCGCCTGTTCACAAATGCCGATCGCCACGTCCGCTGCGCTGGCGACCTTGACCACCTCAATAGCCTGCTCACCGGGCGTGAACCCGACCGCCTTGACCACATCGCCCTTCGCCAGTGTGGCCCCGGCCTTGATGCGGAAATGCGTGGAGTTGGCCCCGACGTTGTTGGTGTAATCGTCGATGGTCTTGTTGGTCAGGGTCGCCGCATCCACGGTTGTGACCGCCCGACCCGCCACATACGCACAAAAGACGTCTTTCGTCCCAGCCGCGAGCGGCACCAGCGCATTGGCGTTACTGGAGGCCAGCACGGTGTCGCGGGTGAGCGTACCGGCACCGGTGGTGCCGATGCCGACCTCCCAATCCGCCCCGCCCGCAATGACGTAATAGACCGACACCCCGTTGCCGAAGGCCGCAGTGAAACTCTGGTAGCCGGTGGTTGCGCCCGCAAGTGTGAGCGCCCCGGTTCCGGTGGTGGTGGTGGTTTCCTTGACGCGATCAGCAACGAGGGGCATCGGTCTATTCCGTCAGAGGGTTTTACTGAAGCGTCAACACGCCAGTGGTGGGGTCAAAGTCCACCGTGAAGGTGTCACCAGCGCCCAGCGTGATGGACGTGCCATAGTCCCAGTACCCGATCAGGTTCTTGGACGCGGTGGTATCGTTATACAGCACCGCATACCGGAACGGGCCAATGTTGCCGCCGCTTGCGGTCCATGCGGTCGGATCCGCCAGCACCAGCTTATACAGCCCGCCGGTCTGCGCGGATGAGGTCTGCGCGGCGGCATTGCCGCCAGCCGTATAGCCATTCCCGGCACCGATTTCGGCCAGATCAGCCTTGACCGCATCAGCGGATGCGGACGGCGTATCGTTGGTCAGGTAGACCTTGAGGGTGTCAGTGCCGAGGTCATGGACCTTCTCGGCAAGCGCCTCGACAAAGGCGTCGAACTTGTTGAACGCGGCCATGAGTCTGCTACTCCTTTAGGAGAGAGGTGGGGAGAAAGTCGCCGGACCAGTGACCCTCTCGTCACCGTCGCGGAGCATCGCGGAGAGTTCGGACAGCAAGGTCGGCACATCGCGCCCAGTCAACACAATGTGCCGCCCATCCATGCCCAGCCACTCCACGCCGAGATCGGCCCCAAGGGAGCCGATATAGTTGGACAGAATGCCGCCGTGCTCAACCACTAGCGCATCCGCGCGCGCCATATCTGCCGGGGTCCAGCGCACCATGCGGAGGTCATGGCCACACATAGCGCGCGCATCACACCGAGTATTCACGTCAGGCTCCAGTAATCAGGTGAGTGCCGTCAAGCACTTCGACATCCTCAAACACCGCAAATGACGCCGCCTGTGTCGGGTCAATGGCTTCAAGGGTCACTTTCTGACACCGGAGCGCGCGCTGCACAAAGGTGCCGCGCACATAATACAACGGGCCGTCGTTCTCGCGCAGCAGGCCAAACTTGGGCACCTCAACATAGTCCGCCAGTGTCGCCATGGCCGTCGTGCGGCTTTCCATGTGCGCCTGCGGAGCCAACGGGACAGTCTGTGAGTCCGCTGTGTCATCAATCCGGCCCCATCGCTCCAACGTCTTGACATAGACTGGGCGCTGGAAGCCATCCGCTCCGGCGTCTTGCCGCTCATAAATGCTGATGCGTCGATCAAGCAGCCCCGGCATCACCGTCATACCGCCACCCCGAGCTTGAGCAGCCGCAGGGTTTTCATAACCCGCGCCACCGTCTCACGCGAAGCATCCCATGCCACCGTGGTGCCCGCCGCCGTTTCTGTAGCGGCTCCGGGGGTCCGGCGTTCGTAGAGGTCTGCCGCCAAATCCAGAATGGCCTCACTCAGCAGGGGCTCCAGTCGGGCATAATCAGCGCGGAGGGAGAGGCCACAGGACGCCGTAATGGTGTACGGCCCATACGGAAAGGTCACTCCATCCTTGCCATAGATGATGCCACTGCGGCTATCTGTCCAGTAATCGGTGGCGACCACCGTGACCCCATCACTATCAACCACACTGGTGGTGGTCATTGGGCGGCGAGGAAAGACCAAGGAGGTGACCGCACCGTCCAGCGCATCGGCGCGATCTATGGCGGTTTGGGCCTCTGCCGTAAGGGGGGTGTCGATCCACTGTTCCAACATGGCCCGCGCGCGCGCCACCAGCGCGGCGAGCAGGGTATCCTCGGCCGTGCTTTCAATCCGCAGGTACGTCTTGAGATCAGTTGCTGTCGGGAGCGCCACGGGAGGTCAGGCTAAGGGTCCCCAGTGAACTGGGGGCCAGACCGGCCCCCAGCCACTGGTGCAGCATTACGGGCCAGCGGGCTCGTCCAGTACAACGAACGGGCTGTGCGCGTTCACCTTGTTGCCGCTGCCATCCACCTTGTAGGCGTAGGTGCTGGTCGGGAGCGGGATGCCACCGCCGCGCGCCACAAAGCGGTAAGTGGTCACATCTGACGTGAACGCGAAGTGGATGCTGGACTCCACCGTCAGGGCCTGCCGCAGCCCGAGCGCGTAGAAGTCCGGGTTCACAAGGCACACATCCGCCTCAGTGCCAAGCGACGGGAGCAGGTCCGTTACCACGACCGGCAGCCCGAGCAGCAGCATCTGCGGCTTGTCGCGGAGGTTCGCAATCCACGTCACCATCGTGTTGTTGGTGGTCTGGAGCGCGAACATCTGGGCGAGCGCATTGCGGGTAATCATCCACATGGAGTTCGGCCCATGGGTGTGCTTCTGGTACATCTGGAAAGCATCCGCCGCCGAGAACGTGGAGGCAACCGCACGCGGGTGCTTGATGAGCGCGGCATTGTTGGTGTTGAACGCGCCCAGCGGCTCGTTGGAGCCCGTGCCGTCGATGGTCACATCTTCGTTGAGCTTGTTGATGATCTGACCGCCGACCGCCGTGGTCACTTCCGCCGGGAGTTCGCCCGTGAAGTCATCCCCGAGCAGTTCGTCGCCAAACTGCGTAACGGCCGCGTACTTAAACATCGTGAGCAGCCGCTGGCCAAAGCTGGGCTCACGCACCGGCTTGGTCGCGCCCTCACCCACAATCGTCACGTTGGCGATCTTACCGGCCATAGGACGGTTGAGGGTCGTGGTGCCCTCATCTTGAATAAGATACGGGATTCTCAAGCTGCGACCGGGGACCGAGTACCGACGCGCAACCTGAAAAAGCCCCGGCTGCTGGTTGGACACAGAGAAAATCTCCGGCACCTGCGTGAGCGGCAGCAGGTACTCGCCGCCGTTCGTGCTGCCGGTGATGGTGCGGGTGTACTGGTCCACCTGCCGGAGTGCTTCAGCCTCCCGGCTGTTGCCCGCGCCCTTGGTGGCCGCGCGCAGGTAGGCCCCGTAGTTGGGCCAGTTCTTGGCGAGGATAGCGCGCACCTCACCCTGCGCGTCACTCATGCTGCGGAACTCCGTGCGTTCGGCCTTGCTGTTGTTGTCCACCCGGACAAGGCCCTCGTCACCACCCTGCCGGTCAATCTCAGCATCAGCGGTGAACTCCGCAGCCGCCTGCGCGCGCATCTCCAGCGCGCGGAGGTCCTGCGTCATCTTCTCAACCTGCTCGGCGGACAGGCTGACGCTCGGGTCCGCCAAATCGTGGCGGATCTTATGCGCCTGCTCACGCAGCTCGTTGGCGTGGCGATTCTTGGAAATCAGGGGAGCCTTCATGATACCCTCAGTGCTGGGGAGTAAGGAACGAACGCCGCACGGCAGCAAGCCGGTCGGCCATGCTAACACCTGCTGACTCCGTGGCACGGGTCGTGTCAGGACCGCAGCAGCGGGCCGACGCGGGGGACGTGGCGGCGGGAGACAGATACCGCGAAACGATAGCCGCGCGGGTTGAGGCATCCAGCGCCTCAAGCGCAACGACGGCTGCCGTTTCCAACAACTCCGCGTCTGGCCGGACGGGAGCTTGTACTGGGGAGGTTTCATCCATGCGCGCGCCAGTCACATCAGCCCCCGGCACCGCAGGCATCGGCGTTAGGCTGACTTCGCGCAGCTCAATCTCTAGGAACTTTTCGCTCGGCTTGCCCTCAAGCATGACCATATCAGACCGACGCGGGACAAACCCAATGCTGAAGCCAGTAGACGCGCCCGCCGCAATCACGGTCTTGACGTAATCAAGGGCCGCGCGCCCCTCGGGCGTGTCAAACAGGTCAGCGGTCATGATCAGGGAATCCCCGCTGTCAATCATGGACGCCACCACGCCGACGTGCGCGCCCACGGTGCGGCTGTGGTCCATCAACAGCGGGACCTTGCGGGCCTTGACCTTGTTATCAATCGACCGCTTGGCACAGCCGCGCGCGAAGATGGTGTTGTAGCTGTCCACCACGTCATAGGTCAGCGCCACCCCGGAGACGCGCCCCGCAATCCCGGGCGGCAGGTTGCCATCCGCGCGAACCGAGAGGGTCACTTCACTGGTGATGTACTGCACAGGCCGCAGGGGTGGCCGCTGGGTTGTTGCCGTCATGGGGTCACCTCGGGTTGTGCAGGGGCCTCTTCCGTATAATAAACAAGAGTGCAGCGGCAGTTGATGACCTCTGATGCGCCACCCATGGAATCCAGCGGGTAGAGCATCTGGCCGTACTTGTAATCCATGGGCTTGATGTTGGTGTTGCCGTAGCGACGGTGGCTGTCCCGCGTCTTGCGATCATCAAACGAGAGCCATTCCTTGGATTTGTAGATGCCCAGCTCCATCGCCTGATCCCATGAACCTTGCGACATAGCGCCAGCCGCCTCTGTGCGGGCAATCCGCATGGCGCGTACCTCAGTCAGCCGCTCACTGTACACGCTCGCCTGCACCAGCCGCGCGGTCTCTTCCACACTAAACCCGGCCTTCTCCGCTGCGCGGATCGCGGCGGTCACCTGCTTGGCGGTGTCCTCACCAACAAACTCGGCCAGCTTGGAGACGCGCGTGTCAATGGCGCGCAGCACTTCCGGCGACTGCAAGGTAAAGTTGAAGTTGAGCCCTGCGCCCTGCCGCGCACCCATCATATAGGTCTCCCCAACCAGCGCCTCATACGCCGCCTTCCACGCGCGGTAATACTCGCCCTTTTTGCCGTAGTTGGTGTCAATACGCCGACTGATTTCGTCTAGCATGGCCTTGCGGCGGCCCTCAGTAGCGTCAGCGGCCTCCTTGACGTATTGGGCAAAGAGCATGGCGACCGCTTGCGCGTCAGCGGCAAACTGGTTGCGCGCGGCGGTGTAGTAAACCGACTCTTCACCGTCTAGCTCGTCCATCGCCCGCTTCCATGCCTGATACCGGGGCTCAGTGGCCAGCGTGCCGTTCTCATACATCGGCACCCACCACGGGCGCTCCTCGGGCGGCACATGGACCCACCACGGGCGCTGGTCCTCAACCTCCTCCGCCATCTCCTCCGGCTCTTCTTCCGGCTCCTCTGGCGCTTCCTCCGGGGCTTCCGGTTCCTCCTCCGGCTCTTCCTCCGAGGCCTCAAAATCTGACAGAGACGCCAGCATGGCGGCTACTGTTGCCGGGTCAGCCTTCGGGAACGCCAGCCGCAACACCCCCTTAACCGCCGCCGCCGGAAGCTCGCCCTCCACAACAGCCTCTAGC